TCGATCGCAAGTCCGGCGTTGTCGCCGGCAGTCCATACGATCTTGCCACGGCCGAAGACGCCGGACGCGAAGGAGTCGATCCTGCTTGCCGTGAACTCGAAACTGCTGATGACGCTCTCGACCGTGCCGCCCCCGTGGCGCTCCGGCGCGTCGAGATCGACCCCGCAGCGCGCATCCCCGAGCTCCCAGGCGCAGGTGCGCTGAAAGATGCGCCCGGCGCTCTGGTCGAGCTTCGCTGCAAGTCCGCGAAGCTCGGCCGAGAAGGCCGCTTCGCCCCGCGTAATCTGGCCGAGGAAGCCCGAACGGAGAACGACGCGCTGGGATACGTCCTGCCAGTTGACGCGCATGATGGAGACGGCTGCGTCGTCATAAACGCCGGCGTTCAAATCGTCCTCGGTGATCGCGGCCGACGAAAAGGCGCCGTCCACGTCGAGATTGGAAACCGCAAGTCCCAGTTGATCCTCGATCGCCGTCGCGGCGAATCCGGTCGCCGCCTTGTAGGTCACGCCCTCGATCAGGAGATCCCGGTCGTGGTCGGTAAAGCCGAGAACGATCCCGTCCTTCCGTTCCACTCGCCAGCAATGGCAAAGCGTCGTGACCCCGCCGGCCAGATGGGCGGCGAGCCCCGGATCGAGCGTCTTCATTCCTTGACCTCGATGAGGTTGATCTGCGGGACGATCTGCTGGTCCCAGGCGTTCGCCTGCACCGGCAGCTTGTCGGTGTCGAACCGGGCGGCCACGTCGAACTGGAACGTCGCCGTGGGCGCCGATCCCGGAGCGGAAGCGAAGGTCACAAGGCCGGTCAGATAGTCGATGCTCGAAGGCGTCACGGGCGATCCGCCGACCTTGATCGCCACGGTCCCCGAAACAGGCTTCGTGATCGGGCGGACGTGCTCGTGCCCACCTACGTTGTAGCGTTTCACCAGCTGCCACACCGTCTCGTCATCGGTGGCCTGCATCGGCACATCGGCCGCGTCGTAGTCGTTCCAGTCCTTGAAGCGAAATGAATAGCCACGGCCCTTCACGACATAGAAATGCGCGATGACGGCCTGCATCTGCGCGCGCGTCCGGATGCCGGTCGAGATGTTCCATTCGCCGCGCGCGTCCGCCCACTGGATGTTGCGGCGCTCCGCACCCGAGCCCAACGTGACGACATTGGTCGAGAAGCCGGGACCGCCGGTGGCGCCGCGCGCGACGGCGTCCGGGAACGAGATGTCGAGGAACGGCTGCGGCATGGTCTAACGTCCTCGCAAGCCCATCTGGACGGCGCGCGAGAGATCGGCAGCAAGCTGCGTCCGGCTTGCCTGGAAGGCTGCCGGACTCGGTGTCTGAATGGTGACGTGGATGCTGGGCTGGCCGCCGCCCGCGCCACTGTTGTAGCGCCGGGTTTCGTCGCGATTGAGCACACGCTCGCCACGCTGAAGGATGGCCGGCACCTCATCCGGCTTCAGGAATGCCCCGCCGTGAAACCGCGGTGCGCGGGCGAAGGCCGCCGCCGGCGCGAGCGTCGGCGCGCCGGCAAGACCTGCGATGCCGCCGTCATGGAAGCGGAAGGCCCCGATGAGGCCGCCCAGCAAGCCTCCCGTGCCACCAAGCGTGGCCGCATTGGTGCCGAACAGCAGGTTCTTCAGCGGATTGATCACCGCGAGCTTGAGAAGCTCCTTCTGGATGTCGGCAAGTACAGCGCGCGCGGCATTTGCCCAGGACGTCCAGTCGAGCTTGCCTTGCGCGAGCAGGTCGGCGAAGCGGTTCATCGCGGTTTCGAACACTCCTTGCCAGCCCTGCACGATCTCGCGCGCGCGGTCGAGCTGGGCGTTAAGCGCCGCCTGCCGTTCGGCGTTGGTGAGAATCAGCTGCCCCTCGGCGCCCGCCACCGAGATCCCCTGCCGGCGCATATCCTGTTCGGCCCGCAGCCGGGCGATGTACTTGTCCTTTTCCTCGACGCTCTTGCCGACGAAGGCGATCTCGGCCCGCGTCTGTTCGATCGAAAATTGCTGGTCGAGCGCATAATCGCGGACGAATCTTGACGCTTCCGCGAACACGCGGCTGCGCGCCTGGGCGATGGCGAGCGCCTGCTGTTCGGGCGTGATCGATTGCCCGATCAGCTCGATCCGCGCGCGCTCGGCTTCGAGCTCAGCCTTCCGCGCCGGTGTCGTCGCATTGATCAGCGCGATCTCGATCTGTTGCAGCCGGAGCTTGCGCTCCATAGGGTCGAGGAAGCGCGCGTTCTCGCCGCTGTAGCTTTGCAGCGCCTGCGTCACGCGGCGATAGGCATCCTCCACGTCGCGCAGGTTGCCTACGTGCTTCGCCGCGAGCGGGTCTTCGAGCAGGCGGCCGAGAGACCCTCGAACGGCCTCAAGCTGACGGATGGTCTGCGTGCCTGGAACGATGTCGCGGACGGCATCGCCGACGCGGCGCGAGAGTTCCCGCGCCTCAACCTCCAGACGACCCATATCGGCCTGCCGGCGGACATCAGCGATTCTGCCGCGCAATTCGTCGGCCTGCCGCCGGAGCTCATTCAGCACCCGCGTCGGCGCGCCACCGCCGCGCGAGAGCGCCGCCATCCGGTTCTCGATCGCGGCCAGCTGTTCTTCCGCGGTGCCGCCCCCGGTCGCGCGATCGACGGCGCGGCCAAGCGCATCGAAGGCATCCGACGCCGCGCGTTTGACCGCGTCCCAGGCGCGGCCGAGCGCGGAGGTCGCCTGTTCGGCATTGACGAGGCTGCCGCGCATGGCATCGAGCAGCACGCGCTGCGCGGCGGTGCGATCGTTCTGTTCGACGAGCCGGCGGATATATTGCCGGGTTCGGTCGTCGAGAAAGCCCAGTTGACCGTTGAGCGTTTCGGCCCCGCGCGCGGGATCGGCGAAGGCCTGAGCCAACTGCTTGACGGCATCGCCAAGGTCCGTGTTGACCGTCGCGGCATAGTCCTTGGCGATGGCGATCAGACCGCCGAACAGTTCCTTGCCGATCCGGCCGGTCCGCGCGAAGTCGGCCGCCATCTCGCGCGCGGCCGCAGTCGATACCCTCCCGGCCAAGGCGCCCGCCTCGGCAATCCGGTTGATGTCGGCGACCGTCGCGCCGGCGATGCGCCCGGCGCCGGCGAGCGCGGTCATCACGTTGCGCTGGCTCTCGAACCAGGAATTCCAGGCAGCCGCGGCGCCGATGGCGATCCCGGCGATCGCGCCGGCGGCAAGCCGCGCGGGGGTGAGAAGCGATCCCAGCGCCTGACCGAGCCCTTTGAGCGTGCCGGTTACGCCCGCCTGTCCCATGATCTGGGCGATCTGCGAGCCCTGCTGGATCAGCACCATCATGGGCTGCTGACCGGAGGCAAGCCCCACGACAACGTCGTTGAGCTGATAGGTCAGGTTCGCAAGCTGCGCCGAGGAGAGCCGCGACTGACCGCCGACCGCGCCGAGCGCCTTTGCGGTCGCATCGAACCGCGCCTGCGCGAGCGCGTGCGCCGCGGCCTGTTCCTTGGCGGTGATCGCGCCGGCCTTGTAGAGCGCGTTGGCCTCGGCGATCTCGGCGTTGAGCTTCTTCTGCGCGGCGCCGAGCGGATCGATCTGCGCGCGCAGCGCTTCGCTGCGCCGTTCAAGGTCTTCCGCCGCCTTGGCTGCGCTCTCGAAAACCTCGGCGGAATCGCGCGCGGACTTGATGGGCGCGCCGACGCCGAGCAGCTGATTGAAGCCCCGCTGCGCCTGTTCGGCGGCCGCAGCCTGCTTCGCCGCCTGCGCCAGGCGCTGCAGCCGCTGTGTCTCGCGGTCGGTGGCCGCGCCCGCCGCGACCATCGCCGAGGCAATGCCGCGAAAGGCCGCCGTGCCGCTGACCGCCACCTCGTCGAAGGCGCGCTTGACCTCCGCCTTGCCCTCGACGTTGAGACGGATCGAGACATTCGTGGTGGACATCGTTTGCCTTAAGCCCGCGGCTGCATCGTGCTCATTTCAATCGGCGTCCCGCGCATAGGCGCGCACGACGATCGATTCGATCTCGGGCAGCGTTTCGACGAGAAGCGGGTTGAGCGCGCCCATGGCATCGGCAAGGAGAAGCACCGCGCCAAGATCGAGCGCATAGACGCGGCCCTCGGCGGTCCGCACCTGACCCGCGGCGCGCCGGATTGCCTCCCAGGCCGCGGCGCCCTCGAACGTGCGCGGCGCGTGCAGAACATAGGGACATTCGGCGCAGGTCGCGCCGCAGGCCGCGCAATAGCCGTCGCCCCCGCCGAAATGCCATTCGGCGAGAGCGATCAGACGTTTTTTTCGTCGGCCTGCAAGAGGATCGGCGCGACATAGAACCGGTCGATCGCATCGAACACCGGCCAGCATTCGAGCGCCGCATCGATCGCCTCGGGCGAAGGTGCGACCGGATTGCCGTCCTTGTCGCCGATGCCTTCCCATTCGACGATGCCGAACCGCGCGAGTTCGCGTGTGAAGGCAAAGCCGGCTCGCGTTTCCACGGTGTCTCCGCCGGCGCGCAAGGTTTCCGCGGCGGCGGCGCGCGCCGCAAGGATCGCCGCGACCGTTGCCGGCCGCAGCCTGATGCGCACACCGGGTTGCACGTCGAGCCAGAACGGCTCGCGATCGATCGACAGCTTGAGCATGATGGCCTCATAAGATTTTGCGGGGCTGCCATGGGGTCATGGTCCCAACTGCGCGAATCGCGCAGTTTTTCCTTGACCTTAACTACGCGAATAACGCAGTCTGGCGATGCAGTTCGAATGGGACCAGGCCAAGCACGATGGGACGCGCAGGAGTCGCGGCTTCGGTTTCGACACCGCGGCGCGGATCTTTGAGGGGCCGACCCACGAATTCCCGGACGAACGCCGCGATTACGGCGAAGTGCGCATGGTGGCGCTCGGCCTGGTCGAGGAAGAGGTGCTGGTCGTGGTTTATACGGACCGTGGCGAAGTGCGGCGCATCATCTCGGCCCGCCGTGCCAACCGCAAGGAGCGCGAACTATGGCAATCGTTCGCAAGTCGCTGAGCGAGATCAAGGCAGGAAAGCCCGACGTGGATTGGGACAAGGTCCGCGCCACGACGGACGAGGACATCACTCGGCAGATCGCGGAAGAGGCCGACACCGCGCCCGAGGTGACGCTCGACAATCTGATCGCACCGAAGAATCTGCGTCGCCGCCTCGGCATGACGCAGGAGCAGTTTGCGGAGGCACTGGGCATTCCGGTCGCGACGCTGCGCAATTGGGAACAAGGCCGCAACGCCATCGATCCGGCTGCGCGGTCGCTCCTGATTCTCATTGCCCGCGATCCGGAAGGGACGCTGGCGGTGCTCGCCGCCGCCCGCGCCGCGTGATTGACCTCAATACGCCGCCACGTCGTTGAAGAGCACGGCCGTCAGCGTCCTGTTCAGACTGGGGTCCTTGGCGGCCTGGAAGGCGAAGGTTGCCTGCACGCCGCCCGGCCCGCTCACGGGAAGCTTCGGACGCGGCAGATAGACCTCATGCAGCGTGAAGAGGAGCGAGCGGTCGGGATCGATCTCCCAGCCGAAGGACAATTCGCAGTTCGTCCCGTCGATCGCCTGATCGAGCAGCGTCGTGTTGGCGAACCGCACGACGACGTTGCCGGTCGCGGCCACCATCGCGGGTTCTGCGTCCTCGATCCGGCCGTCGGGGCGGATGGTCTCCACCTTGTCGAGATTGTTGGAATAGGTGAGTTCCGCCGACACGACATTGCCGAGCGCGACCCCGTTGCGCTCGATCGCGCCGATCCCTTGGGCGAAGCGCTCGATCGCGGCTTCGGACGGAGTGCCGGCGCCCGACGTTCCGGCTCTCGTTTCACCCTGCGCAATCAGGTTCATGGTCGCGGTCAGATGGCCCGAGCGCTGCATCTGGATGGTCATGGAATTGGCGCGCACCCCGAAATTCATGCCGTAGCTCGGCACGTCGGGGAGCCCGATCTCGATCGCCATCGAGGGGAGCGCGAGCGCGCCCGAGACGAAGGTGTGGGTATAGGGTCCGGTCCCCGTCGTCGTCGGCGCGCCGAGAAGAAGCTTCAGCCAATGGCCGAAATTGCGCAGATCGACCGGCACGACCACCTCGCCCTCGTTGTTGGCGACATCCTTGGCAGGCGGCAGCGGTTCGCGGCCGAGCCCGAGCAGATCGCTTTCGATCAGGTTCTGCTCCTCGCCGAGCGCGGAGGAGACGAAGGGAAGCTTTTTGTAACCGCTTGCCGGCGGCGTGCCGTATGCGGTTTCGAACGCCGCGGCGAGAACGGCATTGGCTCCTCTGGCCCTGGCCATGGGACATCTCCTGCAATGTGAAACGACGGATCAGTTCAGCGGATCGGACGTGCCGTAGCTCGCGATGATCGCGGCGTCCGCCCAGCGGCCGGGCAGCGCGCCGGCCGCCTCGATGTCGGCGGTCGCCGGCGCCTCGGCCTCGATGAAATCGCACAGGCCGCCGAGCGTGCGGTCGGCGGCGACCGCGGCACCGATCGCAGCGAGCATGGCGTCCAGAACCTGCTCGCGCGACTGCGGTCCGCTCTCGCGCGCCGCAATCTCGATCGGAACGCGATGCGCATAGAGATAGGTCAACGGCGAGAGCAGAATTTCAGGCTCGCCCGGATCGCCGTCACGCACGATCGCGAGCCCGCCCGGCGGGATGCGCTCGGGCTTGGCCGCGTTGCGCTCGACCTTCGTCGCCGGCAGCGCGGCGGCGACAAGCGCCACAACCGCCTCGATCACCTGCTCGCGTTTGCTCATGGCAGCGTCGCGAACAGCAAGACGACGACAAAGCCTGCTGACAGCACGAACATGGCCACCGCTCCGCGCATCTCATCTCCAATGGCTTGCGATCAGCCCCGGCACGCGGGCGGCCCAGCGGGACGCGCTCGCCGCGATGTCGAGGCGTTTTCGGAGCGTCACCTGCGGAACGAGGATGAAGACGACGACGGTCGAGCGTCCGGTAAGCCGCGTATAAACGGCGCCGCTTCGCGTGCGGCCGGTATTCGGCCGGGCAAGACCACCCTTCGAAAGCCGGGCGTTGTCGGCGACGAGCAGCGAAGGCCGCCCACGGCGATAGACGAAACGCAGCCGCATGCCGGTGCGGCGCTCCCATCCGCCCGGCGTGACCCGCTTGCGCGCGCCGGCGGAGGTGAGCCCCGTCTTGCCCGCCGCCGGCGTCGGGATCGCGAGCCAGAACCCATGACGCGAGCGGATCGTCACGCCGCGGTCGAAGGCATCGATGATGTTCGGCGCCTTCGACCAGACGAACGCTGCCGCCTCGATGCTGGCCCCGCTCTCGGGAAAGGTCCGGCCGCGCCAGGTATTGGCAAGGCGCTGACCGAGGCCGGCATCGATCACGCCGGCGCGCAGATCGGCCTTGAGGCCGTCCGTCGCCGCGCGCATGGCGCGGGTGACGGAACGCGCCGCATCTCCCTCGGCCTCGCTCAATCCCTTCGCAAGATCGTCCGTCTTGAGCGTGAAGCGCATCGGATCAATCCCGCGGCACGGCCTCGCAGGTCCAGACGAGGCTGAAGCTGTCCAGCACCGGCGTGCCGATGATGTCGAACACGGCCGTTCCGATCTCGACCGTGTCGCCGCTTGCAGGCTCATCGACCTGCGAGCGGCGCACATCGATCAGTAGTGCCGGCAGCACGGCCCGGCTGTCGCCGAAGCTGACCACCTGGTCCGGCCGCCTGGTGATCGCGCGGACCAACACTCCACTCCCCGCGCCGCCCGCGCGCCAGATCGCATCCGTGGCGATGTTCGGGTCAGCGAACAGCGCGTCGGTCGCAACCGCAAACGCGTCCATCATGCCCGCTCAGTTGCTGGTGAGAATCTTCACCGCAAGCCGCGGCCGCTTGTTGACCGGCAGCGGCGAGGCTTCCGTCTTCACGTCGATGGCGCTGCCGTCTTGCCGCGCGATCTGGCGGGCATAGATCGGGAGCCCCACCGTGTTGACGGTTTCGATCAGGTTTGCCGGCGCCCCATAGGTCACGAAGGTGTCCATGGTGCCGAGCGGGAAGGCGATGCCTTCATTCGGCGGGATCAGCGTCTCGGTGGCTCCCGTCGAGAGCGTGACGGTGGCGTTGTATTCCTCGAAGACGATGCCGGCGAAGGGGAAGCGCCGTCGCGTGTCCTCGCGCAGCGGCTGCGCGCCGGTCGAGGAAAAGTACCTGTAGGCATCCTCGACCTTGGCATGCCCGATCAGCTTGTCGAAGAAGCCGGGGCTGACCAGGGCCAGTACCCCGGTCATGGTCTCGCCCTTGAGTTCGGTCTCGATGTCGCGCAGCACTTCGCGGCACTTGGCCTGCACATTGGTGCCGGCCGTGCCGAGCACGAAGTCGACCGACTGCTGGGCAAGGCCGAACTCGGCGAAGTAATCGTAGATCTGAATACCGGCGCCATCCTTGACCACGCCGCGCAGCGCATTGACCTCCATGTACTCGCGGGTCTGGGCGTGCTTGGCGCGCATGCGGGTGAGCTTGCGCTCCATGACGGTCGCCAGCGGATCGGCCGCATCCGCAACGCCGAAGCCGCGCACGCCCTGGATGTCCTGGGGCGTGATCACGTCGTCATGGGGAATCCACGGCACCGTGAAGGAGCGCATGGAGCGGGTGTCGCGGTTGGCGACCGTGGCTGGTCCGCCGAGCGGGACGGTCGGCAAGAGGTTCAGCACGCCCTCGGACTGCTCGATGACGACGGAGCGCTGGGTAACGCCCTCGAAGCGGAACAGTCCCAGTTCGCTGAGGCGCGTGTAGACATTGGGCAGGATGTTGATGGCCTGGGTCATCTCGGCGAGCGTGTAGCCGCCCGCGTCGAAGGGATTGATCATGGCGACCATGATGGCGAGTCTCCTTGGGATGGAACGGGCGTGAGCAAGGCCCCGGAGGGCGGACGCCTCCCACCCGGTGGCGGATTGGATCCGACGAGCGTGGATCAGGCGGTGTCGCGCGGCACGATGCCGGCAGAGATCAGCTCGGCGTGCTTGACAGCTCTCTTCGCTGCATCATCGACGGAGGCGTCGAAGACGAGCGCCGCTGCGGAGACGATCGCCGGACCGCGGGCAACGACGAGGCCGGTCCTGTCGCCGGCCGTGGCATCGACCGCTTCGATCAGGACAGCCGTTGCGACCTCTGCACCCTCGTCTCCCAGGATCTCGGCGTCGGGCGAAAGGCGGTATTTGCCCGACGCGGTGATCCGGCCCAGCGCGGATCCAGGCGCGTAGTTCGTGCCAGCCTTGAGGGTCACAGCCTCGCGGCAGTAGCTCGCATTGAGCTCGTATTTGAGCAGGTCTCCAAGGGTCGGCAACATGGTGAGAGCGCTCATGATGATCCTCCCTGTCGTCAGCTGCGGCTGGCCGAGGCGCGCTCACGCGCGCGACGCACGATGGGGCTTTCGCCGCTGCTCAAGGCCGGCAAGCCGGCCAGTGA